GAAGCATATGCAGGAGCCTGTCCAATAAGATATTTTGCAAGTATATTTTTACCAGTATTAGTTATCATTTTTATTCCACCCCATATATTGTATCATTAAAAACATTTCCATTTCTTAATATTTCTATCTCAACCTGTTCATCTGTTGCAAGATTAATTACATTGATAACAAGATTTCCAGTTACTGAGTCTAAATAAACAATTTCCCCATTTGGACCTGTACCAATATTTGGAATTTTATTTTCTAATTTTATGGAAAATTTATTAAAAAATTCTTCTGAAGTATTTTGAAGTGATAAAATATTTTGTGGGTTATATTGAAAATATAAACTTGTAATATTTTTAATTGGCTGATAAATAACTGATTGACCATTTATAATATCATTTCTTGCAATATTTATTATTTCTTGTCCACCAATATCTTCAAAAATTAAATCAGCCATTACCTCTACTGGCGTAGAATCATCAGCATAAAGTATAATATCTTTAGTTGGTATCTTTACACCAGAACTTGAAGTTGACTGTGTTATTGTTGGGACATTAGGAATTGGTTGTGTCATTATGATACCTCACTTAAATATGCAGTCATTTCTGGACCTGAAGAACTTTTACTATATTCTATATTATATACTAAAAATCTTTTTAATGGCGTTGTTATTTGATCAAGACCATCAGAATCTTTATATTCTATGTTTACGATATCACCCAATTGTAAAATTGGATTACTAAATAATTTAATGCCTATAGATTTTCTTGGTTTAGAAATTTTTGAAATTATCCAACCCATTAAAGAATCAGCATCATCTGATGTTTGAATATATGGAGTATCTAGTGTAAATTCTTTTCTTCCATATGTCATTCTGCTTATTTTAATATCTTCGTAATTTTGTGAATACTTTAATGGTGATTTAATTAAATCAATATTGTTGAATGTAGTGTTTGTAAAATCACTATGTTTTCCATAATACTTATCAACACTTAATTCATTTTGTGACTGTTGAGTAAATGTAACTCCCTGAATTCTTAAATAATTTCCAGTAGTTTCATCTAAACTTAATGCAGTATCGGTAGCATTAAAAATTAAAAATTCTGCACCGTATGAGCCAGCCCTAAAACCAGAAACAGTATATCCTTTAATCCTATTAAATGTTGGAGACATTTTTGCATAAATTGCTGGATATGCTTTATCATATCTAACATTAAAGTATGCAGCCTCTCTCATAATTGTTCCAAATTCATCAAAATATATATTATATTTTGGAGGTTCGCTTGGACTCAAACCAGATAAAAATGTTGATTGAATAATTCCACTCATAGCATATTTTCTAAATGACTCATTTGCATTAATTTCAGAATCATCTATGGCAGAAAAAGTTGGCGTATCTAATGCAAAAACAGTATTTTGTGTATAATTATTTGCTAATGCAAATATATTTTCAAACATGCATCTAGAAGACCCTCTAGAAAAAATTGCCATATTGTTATAAATTGGTAAAGGGTTAACATCATCTACCGATGCAATTAATTTATTATTTAAATATAAAAAGAATCTTCTTATACTACCTATATCTTGATACTCTACAGCAAGATCATATACCGTTGGATTTTGTTCACCAACCATTCTGTATTGACCAGTAAATTTACCATCATCTACAATAATGTTAGATAGACCTCCCCACAACTTAATGGGTATTGCTTTTGTAGAATTAGGATCTTTTCCGATTTTGTAAAAAATTATATTGTGCAAGTTATCATACGTGTTACTATAGTTATTAATATTGTTTGCAGTTAAAGCAATAATTTCAAAATAATATCCATTATTAGTTTCTGGATTTAACATTACAGCCAAACCTCCTGAACCACCACTAACATTAATATTTTGATCTGGAGTAGATCCAGTTACAACATAGTATGTACTACTACCAATTGGTGTTTGACCACGAACTTCATTATTTTCAATTTTTCCAACTATACGCATTCTTGTTCCAAAATGTTTAAATTTATTTGTCAGTGGTTTATATACATATGATAAAAACCCTATTGGATTTTCAGTTGTGCTAAATTCTGGACCATTTAAAATTAATGCAGAAGACTGAATAGTTCCACTTTGAGTTGATTGCATCTTATTTACATTTGCTTCAGACAAATAAGCACTTGACAAAAAGTTTTTAATAATTCCATTTCTAGTAGATTTTTTTGCAAGAATATTATTGACTCCAGCAATATCTACTTGATAAGATACGGTATTGTTAGATTGACTATTCAAAGAAAATAAATATTCAGATTTCATTTCGCAGCCTCTGACATTGTCATTACTTGACCAATATGAACTAATTCCTGATTGATGATCTACAACATTTGTGCCAAATTGCCCACGTCCATGTTTTGCAACAGATCCGTTTTTAAATTTAAATATTCCATCAATTACTTCATAATTTGGTTCTGCATATATTCTAATTAAACCCGTTGGATAAATTTTTCCATTAAATGTAATTTTAGAAAAATATTCTTGATATTCTTGTGGACTAGATATCCAAACATTTCCAATACCAGCAACACTATATTGTACAGCATCATATTTAATTACTTCAGAATTTGCATAAAAATAGCCAGAATTTCTTGTTAACCAATATACACCTTCTCCAAGATCTATTGTATTATTAACAATAATATTATTAGAAACAAAAGGAACGTCTGAACTTAAATTAGAATTTAAAGGAATAGCGCCAAGAACATAACTAGACTGATTTGCAACTTGATCATTTGTTGATTTTGTATTTTCAGATGCTGCTACTTCCCAAAGTAAAACTGGTTTATAAATCCAAGTTTTATCCGAATCAACTAAACTTGCTTGTTTAATTGAACCATATGTTTTTTGAATATATCTTGTACTATATGTTATTTTGCCATCATTAAAAACAGAATTTTCTTGAGAAGCAATTTCAATAATATTTGATAGTTTAGAAGATTCACTATCAGAACCATATAGGGTCATATCCGTTTGTCTTTGAGTTTCTGAAGGCATTATATAATTTTTACTCATCATAACAAAATTATTATATTCATCAAAAAACATAGAAGTTTGTGTTGATATGGCTAAATCATTTAAAACTTCTGCTACAGTTTTATCTGGAGAAATATAAAAATATGGAATTATTAATTCTGACTCACCAGAAACTCTTTTAAAAATATAATTAGAAAAACCAATTGAATCTAACAACAAAGAAATTGCATAACTAAGAGAAGCATTAGTTGCCAATAATTGTGGAGCAGTTAAAGACTCTAAATAAAAAAACATATCTCTAAGCATCAACTCAACAGTTCTGTCTACTGATGTTGTTTTTGGAAACCCTTCAGAGTACAATGTTTTAATTGGAACAAAGTAATCATAGCCATTTACATTAACAACAATATCATAAAACTTTATTTGAATGTTATTATTTATGTAATTTAAAATTATACTTGACTCATTGTTTTCGTTAAATGCTTGATCATAATCAAAAAATTTAATAGTTCCAGTTGACGCAAGAAGTTGACCTACTGGCAAACCATCTGCCCCCATATCTCCAGAACTTTTTTTAACGTTAAAGTCTATAACTTTATCTGACATATTTACAGATAATCTTGGAGAAAGTTCAATAAGGTCAAAAACCGAATCAACTTTATTCATTGTTTCAACAACTATTCTTAATCCATCAATAAATGCAAACTCTTTATATTCTTCTAAACCATTTGATTCATTTAAATATTTTATTGGATTAGTAAGATCTGTAACAAAATTTGTTAATCTGTCAACTGTTTCTTCTTGTAATGTCCAACCATAAGTTGGAATAAATGTTTTATACCCATCTTCAGTCCAAACATGATATTCACCAATATCTAAATCATTTGTTTTAACTAAATATGCATAACCAACTACCGATTGTTCTGGTAAAAAACCAATGTTTGTATATTCTTCTGCTTTTACAAATTTATTTCTATATTCCTCTGGTACTATTAATCCATAGGCAATTTCAACATAACCATCAGACTTAATTATAGAAGTTCCATCTTCTCTTTTAGAATTTTCATCAAATGAGATTAAGTCAATCCAATTATTATTTTTTAACTTTTGAATTTTCCATTTAACTGGAGTTGTTTGATTATTGTATCCGTATAAAGGATCATTTTTTGTTCCTGATGCGCCAGTAAATGGACCTAGGTCAACACTTCCTACATTTGTTTGCATTTTTACAATTACCCTATTAGATGGAACTGTATTATTATAAATAATATATGGGCAGGCATCATCTATATAATTATGAGTATTTAAAAGTTGATTTGCAATTCCTCTTTCTATATTTTTTTCTAATCTATAAGAAGTCCAATATTTAAATTGATCATTTTTATCTGACATATAATATCTTGGTCTTTTTGCCATATCTATATTTGTATTATGCAAAAATTTTGAATTTAAATATGTTGCTTTATTAATTCCAGATCTTGGTCTAAATCTTTTAAAACAATCTTCTAAAGAATAAATCATTTTAAGTTTATTTTTTTGTGATGTAAAATACATTGGCAAGTCAGTATCATCAAATCCTCCATCAATAATGATATCTGAATCTGTTGCATCAGTATAATACTGACCAAAATCATTTATATCAAATGTTGAAATAATATTTTTATATTTACTTCCAACAGGATCGAGAGGTCTGTATCTATAATTTCCAACTTGTTTTATATTTGAAGCAATATTCATATTCCATTCTGCAATTACAGCAGATTGAGTTCTAACAACAGAAGATGTTTCTAAAAAATTTTTTAATTCTTGATTTTCAAACATTATACTTCTTCCAGGCTAAATGAAATATTCCAAAAATCATGATTTGTTCCACCACGTTTTTCAACAGAATAAGAAAAATCTGCAAAAAACATTTCAACCAATTGACTATATTGATTTAAATGCTGATAAGCAGAAACATCTTTTCCAAAAGTTGAATATTTATCATAAGATAGATATACCCAAAAAGAACCTTTATGATTTTCATACCAATCAAGAATTTCAACACCACCTGCTCCGCCATCAGTCGTGTATCCCAAAACTGTTGATTTTCCACTTGATGGGTTAAAATCTGGATTTGATTGATGAGATCTTGATGGTAACATGCTCCAACTTGCTGAAATATTTATTTTGTCTGCAACATGATAAGATCTCATTCTTCCATTAATCATTCTTTCTCTTTTTTCAATTCTATTTTGTGTAAATGAAAATGGTGATCTGCCATCATCAGAAAGAATTAAGAACTGGTTATACAAACTTGAATCTGGATCAGATCCTGTATTTTGGTTTATTTCGTATCCATTGGGTACATATAGTCCATCAACAAGTGTCCCTGAATTATCTGACCATAGCATTCCTTGAGGTCTTTGATATTTTTTTCTTCCTACAATATATTCTCTAGATGACATTATTTTCTAACCCCTCTAATTCTTTGTGCATCAATTTGTTTAATTTGTGTCATAACAACTTGAGCAATATCATTTGGATTTGCATCAGATTTAACATTGACGCTTAAGTTATAAGTATACACTGAATTGCCTATCTCTTTACCATCATTGATTGCATTTAGTGTTCCAACTCCATGTGTCTCAACGGCATATTTGCTCATTACAAATTCACCTGGAGTAAGCATTGCTGGTACTGTATCAGTTCCTGTTGCATATCCACCAACAGCAAAATACTTAGGAACAAATCCACCAATAGAATATCCTGCTGCTTTTCCTCCAGAAAACATTGCAGCATCTGCAAGGGCTAAACTTGAATTCCAAGAATTAAGCGCTTGTATTGCTTTTGCTGCTGCATCTGCTGCAGCGTTTCCTGCAGCAGTATTTCCTTTTTCTCCATCTGAACCTAAAGAATTATAAAAACCTAAAGAATCACTTGTTCCATCATCTTTTCCTTTAAGTGCCTTATCCATTGCTGCTATTTGGTCTGCTGTAGCAGATGAAGAGGAACTTGTTGAACTTCCACCACCAGAACTTGTTGAACTTCCACCACCAGAACTTGTATAAATTGTATTTACTATTGTTGTAATCGTTACAGTTTTATCTTTATATGAATTAAATTTTGAAATAATATCTGCCCATTTTGAATCAACAAGTTTTGCAGTTGCTAATGCACCAGCCAATTGCGTAGCAGCCAACTCATCTTGTGCAAGTTGTGCTGCTTCAACACGCAATTTCATATCTTCCCATTCTTGTTTTGTTTTTCCAAGAACTGTAAGTCCTTCAATTTTTGAAGCAAGGTCTGCTTGATCGGCATCTAACTGTTCTTGTGCTTTGCTAACATTATCTTCAAGAGCCTTTAATTCTTTTTGTCTTGCATCTAAAACTTTATTTGCTGCATCTAAATGATCTTGTGCAACTTTTAGTTGATTTTGTTGAATGCTATAAATTGTTTGAGAAATATTCCACTGTTCAGTTTCAATCTGAATTCTTGTCATTCCTTCATTATTTATAAGTTTTGCAATTTCAAGTTCCTGTGCTTTATCCAAAGACTTTTGCTGTGAAGATATAGCATTTGACGCAGACGCTGCTCTCATATCTTGAACAGCCTTTGCTGCTGCACCAATATCTCCCTGTGTTAATGCATCAGCAAGTCCAAGTTGTCTTCCTTGTTGTGAAATAATATATTCATTTGCTGTTGCAATTTCTTCAAGTGCTTTCTTTTGAGCATCATATTTTTCATTAATTGCTTGAGCAGCATGATCCATTAAGGATAGATCATGAGATAATTTATCATTTCTTATATTTTGTATTTCAATTAATTGATTTGCTGCATCAACTTCTGCTTGTGCAATTTCAACATTTTGTTGTGCTGTATCTATTTCTTTTTGTTTTAATTTAACAAGTTGCTGTGCTGATTTAATTCTATCTTCATCTGCTTTAATTATTGGTCTATATTGCTGTTCTAACATTCTTTGTTGAATATCAAACATTTTTTGTGCTACATCATATCCTGGTTGGAATGCTGATGCAAAATTTCCACTCTTAAGATCTGTTACAATTTTTTCTTGTGTAGTTGCTTTAATTTTTTCAACTGCATCTAAAATGCCTTTTGCATCAAGGTTTCCTTTTGCAAGTTGATCTGCCATGCCTTTTGCAAGTGTAGGATCAGATAAAACTTGAGCAATCATCGATGCATCCATTCCAGCATCTTTAAGTTTTCCTGCCAATGCAGAAAGCCCTTGTTGATCTGTTAAACTAGTTGACAAATCATTAAAATAATTTTTAACCGCTTTTAATTGATCTTGTAACTTTTGCAATTCAGATGCTTGTGTTCTTGTTGCAACCATTTGCTGAATTTGTGCAGATGTAAATTTTCCAGTTGCAATCGCTGCTGCAAATGCCTCATCTGAAATAGCATTGTATGCATCAGGTACAGACATTCCAGAACCAATTAATTTTTTAAGAGCAATATCCTGATTATTAATATTTTTAATCATTTTTTCACTTGAGTTTTGGAATTCTCCAACTGCAATATTATTAATAAGGGCATTTAATTGTTGAGCATTTTTAAGTCTAACTTCACCAGTCTTTTTGTCAATT